ATGCATACAGATAACAAAAAAGAACTTGAATTCAACATTTTCAATATTGATATAAAAGTTGTGACATTTTATAAGTTCCTATATCAAGTTAACGATATAATCCTTGCAATGTTCTTTATAGTTGGTAGTTTCCTATTCTTTAATGAATCTACTACTTTTGCTGGCACTGTTTTATTTGTTATCGGCAGTTTTCAAATGCTAATTCGTCCTTTAATTGCGATATCAAGAGATATTCATATTAGTAAAATCAAAAAGAATAAATAAATTAATAAGCAATAATACTTAACTGCTCATCATAAATCGGACTATTTTGACACGCATTAGACACTTTAAATGTCTTTGAATTCGGATAGGATTGTGGGGATAGAATAAAAAAAATACCACCCATTGATATGAGTGGTTAACATTACTAATAATGCATAAATGATCATTATTTTTTAGTCGAATTAGAATCAAATGCCCATTCAAAAAAAGATAAGCAAGATAACTAAAAACAGAAATGATTATGTTCTTAGACCAATCTATTTCATCACCAACGATTATATTTAGTAATGTTAATAATAAAAACATGAGCGCTACGTAAGCAATACCTTTTAATATATTCTTCATTTTTAAAACCTACTTTTCAAACTTTTTATCTACACTTAATGAACAAGATACTTCTATATAACCTATATTAGTTAATAGACCAGGTACACTTCCTTTAATACCTAATTTAGTTAATTTTATCCTTAATTCTGTATATGATTCAACATTTTCTTTTGTCGTTTCTGCCTCTGCAGTTACCACCAAATCTAGTAACTCGTCAGTTGCTACTATTCCAGAATCATTAAATGCAACTCTTGCAGTATTTTTCATTTCGTTTAATGCTTTTTCTTTTCTTAGCTCTGCTAATTCTTGCTACAACTTTTCATTCTCACATTCTGTTTTTTGGTCTTTATTCATTTTTGCTAACTTTTTGGCTTCTTCAACCGCATCTTGGACTTTTTTGTCTGTATTTTTCTTTTCTTTTGCTAGTCGACGTTCGATAATTTCATCAACTTTTTTCTGTTGTTCTGGTGTAAAAGTTACTTCTTCTTGCTTGTCTTGTTCATCTTTAGAATCATTATTATCATTGGTATTTTCGTTTGTTCCTTCTTGATCGGAAAAGAATTGTAAATTAAGCTTAAGTTTATTTTTTTCCATAAAATATACCTCCATTTATAGTCCGTCGACTCTATATTCCATACAAGCTTTTAAAGTCATCAGCACGTTTTGGACATAAAAAATAGCCATTACATTGTTGTAATAGCTTAAAAAAGTGTATAAAAATAGCGCCATAACCATTAATTTTCGGTTAGGTGCTTAATCTAAAGTTTCAATCGACTTTATTTTGCTTTCATCGAAGTCATATAATTGAAATCCAGTAGCCAAATGTATAGAAGGTTCCCCACTGTTATTAACTATTTCATCATCGTAATCTGTAACTTCACCAATAAATTGTTTTCCATTCGTCAATTCTATTCGTACCTTTTTTCCCACATAAGTCCATAGTTTCATAACTTATCCTCCTTTTCGTACGGTACAATATGAGTTCCAGTTTTTGAGTAGTGCACCTTTTAACGCCGTAAGTACGTTTTGGACATAAAAACACCCCGAATGTTAGGTTTTTACTCTAACTTTTGGTGGTCACTACCCAATTAAGATGGGTTTAGTTATTAATAGAAACCAAAAACTTTCCCTGCTACCCCCAAAATAGTGATAAGTGTTCCAATAAACCATTTCATTTGTGTGTTCTTCATTTCAGAAATTTGAAGTTTTATTTTATCTTCTATTTTCATAGGTAGATCATCTATTTTATGGTTTAGATTATCGAATTTATCGTCGATTCTTTTCTCGAACTGTTCAAATTCTTTTCTACTTATATATTCATTCATATTTAACACCTCATTTGAACTTATACTACCTGCACTATATTGATGGAAATCTAATCCACTAGCCTTTGATAATTCTTTTAAATCTTTTGTTATTCTTTCGTCCCTATTTTCTAATTTAAATTTATCAAGTCTACTAATTTTTTCGTTCGCCATTTTCTAGATTACCTTTCATAACATTAAAGTATGCATTAGATGTATTATCTTCAATAGTTAACTTAATAGAATGAATACCCTCTTTTTCGAATCTCAAATTATTAAAGCGAGCATTAGTTTCAAAGACATTTAAGTGTTTTTTATCTCCATTCTCTTCATCCATCTTTTTCTTATCAATTTTTACAGTAGTATTAAAAATAATTTTATCATCAGGATCTATTAACTCAAGGGGTAAATTAAAAACTTTTAACTTCACGATAATAATCTAAATCCGTCAAACAAATCCGTTTTAATATTTCATCTTCATATGAAATTTCAGGGTATTCTTTTTCAGTTTGAATAACTAATTGCATAAATTCATGTTCAGCAGAAAAATTGGGTTTGAAGATAATTCTATTGCACCATTTGCATTAAGACATACACATACATGTTATTTATTAATTAAGTACATTCCAATCGAATACATTTGTAAAAGATTAGGACATGCGAATATATCTATAACTTTAGAAATTCAATCTCATCTGTTAGGAGAACATAAAAAAGAGCAAGGTCAACGTGACAGAGAATGATTCTCTTGACACATATTTGACACCTGCAAGATTGAAACCTCAGTATTATATAGGCTAGTATACGTCATTATCTGGTCTCCCAGCATATGGGTGTTTATCTTTATATAGTATAGATATACCTTTATTTATTAATGCATTAGTAATAGTATCTACTTCACTTTTATTTTTTACACCAAAAGCTAAATGATTCAATCCAATGCTTTTTCTGTGATAACTGTATTCTTTATATTCTTCTACTTTAACGAATACTATATAAACATCATTTAGTTTAAAACTGAATCCATTTTCCCATTCTTAATATAATTGGTATCCTAATATTTTTAATAACTCTTCATATTAATTAGTTTATATATAAAACCCCATCACTCAAAGTGACAGGGCAAATTATGAAGTTCTAAATAAATCATTTATTCAATTTTAAGAAAATAATGTAAAATAAAACTAATATTGCAAAACCAACCACAAAAAGAAAAATCGATAAATAAAAATTATAGTCGTGTAACAATCCACTTGAAATAATAAAAATAGTTCCTAATACTAAACAAATTGAAAATATATACGCTATTTTATTTTTATTTTCTGGTCGCACCTTTTCATGATCGATTGATGCAATAATTTTTAAGTTTTTAGAGTATGCGACATATATTGCCATTAAAATAGATACTAAAAAGCAACTAATAGAGATTACTATATCAAACATAATCAGTTAATCCTCCTTTTTACTGAATATACGTAGTTTTGCTTTATCCCTATATTATATACAATAAACATAAAATAACCCTACCTAGTTTCTACTAAGTAGAGTTTAATAATAGAACTATTTATTTTAGTTATATGATATATCCTTTAATATAATACCCACATGTTCATCAATATAATTAATCTTTTGTTGCAACTTTCCAATTTCGATTTCTTTATCTTTATTTAACATATTAAAATTAAAGCACCCATAACTTAATGTAGGTGCTTTAATCAGGTTTAAGAATAGTTTGGTCTAATTCAAATATAACAAGCTATTTCTATATACAAAGAAATCCCGTTGTACCATCGTTACGAATAACGAGATACAACGGGATATTGGTAATTTAGCGTCCTGGGAGGGAGTTTAATACTCTTTATAACCATTGATATAACAACGTTTGTTAAAATATTGGGGACTATATGGGGATTAAAAGTATTTTACATAACTCGAAAATATGTTATAATATACTTGTAGGAATATCCTACACAATAGTTTTAGGGATAAGCAGCCGTTAGAATCTATGATAATTGAATTGCTATAGACCGTTGGGTACACGGTAAAATTTACCCAAATAACCTATAAATACCTAATTTGTTTAGGTGTTTCGTTTTTAGTTTGCTTTAATAAGAAAAGGGCGTCCCTTAATTGGGGCACCCTTTTTATTTATGTTATTTTAGTTGTAGCAAAAATAGTAAGTGTTTCATTCTTACCATTATCATTTGAAACTGATTTTATATCATATTTTTTATTCTTGTATTTAATAGTCATCATCGTATTTATACCTTCTCTATATCGTATGATAAAGCGTATAGGTTGTTCGTTAGCCGTCAATTGATACAGATCAAACTCTGTACCTTTCAAAGTCTTAATATCCGTCCACGGTTTCGCAATAACAACTTCTTCTGTGTCGCCTGCTTCTGGTCCTTCGCTTTCTCTTAATTCTGTAATTTCAATTCTATTATTAAAATGATATGCCATTATATCCCCTCTTTTCTGTGTTACTCAAAGCGATTTCTAGGCAAGTTAGCCTATAACTACCCACATAAAAGTATTTCGAGGCGTCAGAATCACAATGAGCAACGTGTATTTTTGACCTGCGTACCCAATATGACAACGCAGGCATTACATAGCCCTTAAAAACTGTTCGAAGTTATCAAACAATCCTACATAAGCATCTAATAATGAAGCTGTACCATCTATTCTGCGTTTAGGAGATTGATTTTTAATCGGTACAATATTTCCATTTCTATCAGTTTCCACACCTGTGTTCGTTAAGCACCATTTCAGAATAGGGTGATTATTGTAATTAATTTTCTTCTTCTGCAAGTCTGCACCCATATTTTGCATTGGTAAACTTAACGTTCTAGCACCCTGTTGCGTTCTAACCATTTTAAAACCGTATGCTTCCATCTCATCTACCCAGTATCTAGCTGAATAGTTATCGTAGTATATCCACAATGGTGTTATATCGTACTCGTTAAGCATTTCAAGAAACCAATCTGTAATATCTGAATAATCTATCGTGTTGCCACTACATAACCTTAAATAGCCCTGTTCGTGCCATTTGTCATATGGTATTTTGTCCTCTTGAACTCGCTTTTGCAGGTTGTCATGTGGTAGCCAATACATCTGATGAACATACCTAATTTCAGTTTCTGGATCTACAAATAATAATGTGGCACAACTTAAATCCGTAGTTATGGATAAATCAGCACCACCTATAGCATAAGTGCCTGCGAAGTCTTTAATATCGAATGTATCTTCATTGTTAATATCTTCAAACGTTAGCCACGCACTATTTGTGATTTCTCTTATATTGAAGTCTTTAGTCAAGATTCCCGTTAAATCACTTGGATTATTCTTAGCTCGTGCAACTTTACGCTCTAAATCTTCAACTCGCTTAGATATACCTAACGCAGGGTTTGCCTTTTGCCATCTATCAGCCATTTTAAACTCTGCCTTATGGTCTAACTCATACATGATAGGAAGAAAATTATCATCTTCAAAATTACCATCTACCACATTGCAAGCATACTCATATAAGTCATCGAATATTGTACCTCTATGCGTACCAGCAGTCGTTATCATAATCAATAAAGGCTGTGTACGTGCAGACTGTGACTGTTTCATAACCTCGTATAAGTTACGGTCTTGAATAGAGTGCAGTTCATCTATAACCACAAGATGAGCATTAAGCCCATCAAGTGAATTAGAGTTTTTTCCTAGTGACATCATCTTACTGAAATTATGAGCGAAATATAAATCACTCTTACGCTTACGAATATTTTTGTTTAAATCTGGACTTTGCTTAATCATTTCATGTGCTTGGTCAAATAGTATGTTCGCTTGGTCACGCTTAGAAGCGACTGAATACACCTCTGCACCACTTTCACCGTCTGCCATAAGCATGTATAACGCAATCGCCCCTAGCATTGTTGACTTACCATTTTTACGTCCGACAAAGAAGAATGATTCAGTGTATCGTCTATGCCCTGTATCCTTGTCTATGAAGCCAAATAGAGCCGAAATGTAGGCTCTTTGGAATAACGCTAACTTTAAAGGCTTACCAGCTAACTCACCTTTCGAGTGCTTACAGAACGCTTCTATGAACTTGATAGGTCGATTTGCTTTATCTTCGTCAAACACATACTTATCATGATGTTCTATATCTTGTACTAATTTCTGATATTGCTTGTAGATCCTTTTAGAAACAACAATATTCCCCTTCTCCATTTCTTGCCAATATGTCACAATGTGATTAGTCACTCGTTACAAACTCCATGAACGCATCTTTTTGATTAGTCGATACTGGCATAAGAGATAGGAGTTGTTTAATTGTTGCGTTATACTTCGTCACTGTAGCGTTATAAGACTTCATAGCTGGATTTTCTTTAAGATATTCCTGTTCCCCTTGCTTGAATATATATGTTGCACCATGAAACTGTACGGTAGCTTTGAGTTCTTCCATCGTTTCTTTCATGAATACAAGTTCTTCCAGCAAATCATACGCTACTGGCTTATTCTGTACCTCTTGTACGTCAATAATCTCTTTAAGTTTTTCTAAATTAATAGAATTATATATATTTTTCATATTATATTCTCCTTATATAAGTTTAGGCACCCCTAAAAATTCTAAATATTGTTTGGAGGTTAAGTTATCCCCATCATCGTTTCCGAACGATTATTTTTTTAATTTTTTAACTCGGGGGCATAAAATATTTTTTATTTTTTTATTTATATAAATTTTAAATTATTTTATTATTAAATTTCCATTTTCATCAAATGATAATCCTTTTTCTGTTATGCTGCTTCCGAAATGTTCTTTGTTGTGACACTCAATACATAACGCTTCCAATTTATCCCAGTTATAAGTAATCATTGGATCACTCACATTTGATTGGTTTAACCAAACTTTATGATGACATATTGTTGCTAGTCCTCCACATCGCTCGCATATATAGTGTTGAGTTGCCATGTAACCATTCCTACACTTAATCCATTTAGTTGTACGATAGAATGATTCCTTTACACTTCTAGCCATTGTACGAACGTCCTAATGCTGTTAATGATACAAGTAAGCCATCTATAGTACGCTTGAGCCTTTCGCTGTCTTGTGTGTGTGGATCAAACCATAACTGTAGTATGAACTTAGCTGTTGTTTGTGCTAATGGATTAGACTCATCTTCCCAATCTTTACCTGTCGTTAAGTATAAGTAATCTGGTATGGCTTCTATTAATGGTTTGATAATATCATCGTTATAATCTCCATCTACTCGTAATGCGTTGCGTCCTTCTTCAATAGTTATAATCATCTGTACACTTCCTTTTTATTATAAGAAAGGACACCAGCTACAACTGATGCCCTAACTGTTTATATTTTATGCACCTGTTGATGCTGATAGTTTGACAAAGGCTTCATCTACTAACACACGAGTGTCTGCAATTGCCATCGCTCTATAATCAACTAATCCACTACGGAATGATGATTCTCTTGATTGTTCAAGCATTAAGCCTTCTGGTAAGTTATAGCCTAGATAATTGAAGTTACCTAGTAAGATAGTGCCATCTTCCACATTATCATCTACTACAACCTCTTTACCTAGAATGTGACCGATTGATTCATTCTGTGCATCTGCAATGAATAGTGGGCGTTTGTTAGCATCTACTAAACTATATACAGTGTTGTATAATGTTGCGTTACTCATAGCGAATTTAGCACCTGCTGAATAACCACGTTTCAAGATTGCTAATGCTTTAGTGAAGTCTGTATATTCACCTGTTAAGTCAACACTGTTTGTAGTGTCCCATGTAACGCCAGTTAATACGCCTTGTCCTTGATTGACACCTGTACCATTGATTAAAGCATAGTCGATTGCTTCAACTACTGCACTTGTTAATTCTTCTACTAGATATGATTCAAATGCTGAAATACTCATCGTCTTAGCTTTTACACTGATTGAGAATACTTTAATGATTTCGTTACCATCAAATTGTACTGATGCTGTAGTAGGATTGCCTGACTCTACTTTAGCACCTTCTGTATGCCATTCTGCTTTAGCTGACGGTGTACCGATTGGAATACTAATCTTAGTCGGAATATTGAATGATCTAACGTGACTGATTAATCCACCCTGTGTACGTGCTTTAGAGATAACTTCGTTTAATGTTTGTTCTGGTAATACTGCTGACGAATTACTAGATGATGAGAAGCTGTCTGCTCTATGTTCTGCATCTTGTTGTGCCATTGCAGTATTGAAAGCACGTGTTTCAACTTCTGATAAGTTTTGTCCTAACATTTGTTTAAAGAACGCTGAACGATATTCTTCTGACCCGAAAATGTTTTCTGGTGATACTTCATGTTGCCCTTTGATTTGTGTACCTGTAATTGGATTGTATGAGCGTTGCTCTTGGTTTTCTTTATTCATTGATTCATTCTCCTTGTCTTTTATGTTTTCTTTAGCTTGATTAAGTCCTTCGATTTCAATATTTAATTTAGTAATATCTGCTTCGGGATCGTTCTCGATTGTCCCTCTGATTTGTCCTGCTCTTGTTTCAATATCTTCTATACTTGAGTTACGGTAATAATTAAATGATTCTTCAACTGTATTAAAATTCATATTATTTAATCTCCTTTATTAATAGTTTATTTAGGTTTATCTGTGCTTGCTTATATTGTTCGTGTCTTAACTCTGCATCTTGAATTTGGTTTCTAGCTTCCACACTTGCTTCTTCATATGCAGGGAAATTCACTACTGAAAATTCAAGCACCTTATCAATTTTGTTAATCGTTCTTGTACGTGTATTCACATCATAATCATTACCTTGATTGCTACATGTGAACCCAAATGACATGCCTGTCAAATCGCCCCGTTTTACTGCCGTATAAACAGAGCGTGCTTCTTCGGTATCTGGTAAGGTTGCCCTCATATGCAAACCGACTTCATCAGTCCATATATCCATAGTCTTAGGTGATTTTGCTAATGGAATACGATTATGGTCATGAGATACTAAAAGTCGTGTATCGTTCAATTTCAAGCCGTCTAACGCATTTCGCTTAATCACTTCAGTATAAGAACCTGTAGGCGTATATATTGTAGTTGGCTTATTAAATACAATTGGTGTCCCCTCAAGTATTAATTCATCACTTTGGCTATCCGTTTGAATTTCTGCTGATCTAATTTCCTTCATTGCTGACGTCCCCCTTATTCTGCATCTGATATTGATTAATGATGTCTTTATCGACATAGTTTAATGATTGAATACGTTTGTCCCCATCTTCCACATTAGGCAGGTTTAATAGGTCTAACGCTTGGTTTACGGTCAATACGCCTAGTGGTAACAATTCCTTGATTACGTTCGTCTTAGACTTGTTAGAAGCATATTGTAATTTAGATGATTCAAAGACAATGCGATTATTAAACGCTTTTTCTCTTTCGCTGAATACTTTATCTGATAATTCCAACGCTAACTGTATTGAGAATGGCTCGATAATTGATTCAAAGAACGCTTGCCAACCATCTTCCGTATATGTGCCATTCACGATTGATTCATTAATACCGAGATAGTCATATATTTTCTGTTTAACCACTTCAATTTGAGACGTATCAATTTGAACATCTGATACATTTAAAGGCTGATATTCCATAGAAGTATCAACGGGAATTACGCCACCGTTATTTGCCATTGTGAAATAGTTATTCATAAACTCATCTTTAGCTTCTTTCAACTTGCTAGGGCTTAATGCTTGTGTATACTTCACTATGCCCCGTATTTGAGCCGAGTTCTTAATCGCTTCATTCATACCCTCGTTTTGTGTACTTGCCAACTGTAGTGCTGGCATAATAGCTGAATTATCATCACCTAGTAATTCATTACTGTTAAAGTGACGGCGTAACACTGCCACCTCATTCATATGCAAGATGACTTTATCCCCGTTACTGAATAAGAATTTAAGATATACCTCATTGTTAGCATCGACCACATACTCTACATTGGTTGGTGACAACGGATATAATCCCGATAAGTTGCCTCTACTGTCCTTTTGTACAAGTATGAAAGCATTGTTATACAAGAAGTATTGCGTTGCTACTTTATATAAAAAGTCATAACCACTCATGAATGGATTAGGTCTGTCCTGTAGTAAACGATTAATTTTAGAATTAGTATCTGGTTGCTTAGAATTATTGATGACATGCTTACCAGATAACTTCGCAATGTGTCTTGCGATTGAATCTACTGCAGATCTATATATATCATTCTGGTATGCGTCCCCTGTGAATTGTGAGAATGATTTATAACCACCATTCAACATTTCAAAGTTCTTCATCTGTTGCTCTTGTACTTTTTCAATTCCTAATATTTTATCTATCCATTTAGGCATTTTCTCACCCTTTGTTTTTATTTAGAACATTTGTTCTATTATACGTACACACGTTCGATTATAAGTTTCTTAAATTATACCATAGTGGGGTATATAAAGCTAGTTGTATCAGTGGTTATAGCGTTTTAAATCTTTCCACTTTTTATATCAAATCTAATATCTTCTAAAATTCTGTTGATACATTGTAATGCTTCAGGTATTCCCGAGACGTTTCTTTGACTTCGATCACTGCCACGATATTTATTCGCTAATATTTCTGATTTAAATTGATAACTCCAAACCATAATGTGAACAAATTCTCCATTCAATAATCGGTGAGGATATAGCTCTATTTCAGCAGTGCTATTAGGTGCAACATTTAACCACATCTCGTATTCGGTATCTATTTTTATTGATATTCCAGATTCTCTAATAATTTCCCTTAACTTATTCCATTTCTCGTTAGCGATTTTCTTTTCAACTGTTCTTGCTTTATTTATATACTGTTTTCGAATTTTCTTCATTTTATTCTCTCCTTTTTTATCTGTCCCACTGTCCCAATGTTAGGCCACCATGTGGGACACCTTTGCCACTTACTCCCCCAACGGTTTGAGCTCGTCTGTCCCACTGTCCCGGTATTTTTCCCCAACACTTACAGAAATCATATACATACTTTTTTATACTTTTACCCTTATTTTTATGGGACAACAGGGACACCTACACCATAAACCCTACTCCCCCAACGGTTTGAGCCGTCCCATTGAGTGTCCCATTGCTGTCCCATTTAGTTATTTATGGGACACCTCATATAAATCTTGATAATATTCTTTCATATCTATTTCAAATCCATATTGACGGCCTATACTTTTTCCGAATCTCAACCGTTTTTTAGTATCATCACAATAAATAATTTTTCTTAAAGCATCATCAATTTTTCTTAAGTGATGTGGCTGTGGCTGGTCATCTTTTTTCATCATGACTTTCCATATTTCCAAAGAACATACTTTATCACGCCACAGACATGCACCTGGTTTATTTAATCCAACTTGTATAGTTGAACCACCTTCAAAAGTTTTGATGTCGTCCTCACTTATTGATCTTTCCATCATTGAACGCATATTATATATTGGTTCTTCCCAATAATTAGATGGTATAGGACGTTCAAGAAATGCTTCAATCTCACCCACTAGAGCATCTTTTTCAGAATGTTCTTCTTGCATTTTAATGGCCATTTCTGCAGCTTTTTCATCTAACAATAATGTTTTATCTATAGGGTTCTTATCAAAATACACTTTGGCTTCTGCATACATTTGTTGAACAACTTCTTGTGTTAAATCATCAAATGGACTTTTAGTCGCTTTACGTTTGTCAGTGGTAACTGGCCAAAATCTTCTGTTGCCTGTCTTGTCCTTCAAAAATTCATAGTTATTAGTCGTTCCAATAAATACGCATTGTCTAAGGTGTCGCTCTACACGACGGCCATATGATGGACGATAAACGTCTGTTATTGCACTTATAAAACTCTTAATTTCTTCAATAGTAGATTTACCGAAAGCTGATAATTCTTCAATTTCACATATCCAAGATCCTTGTATTTTTTTTAGAGCTTCATCACCTGCAAATGATTTGATAGATTGGTTATACCAATTTCCACCCATTTTACTTGCTAAGGTTGATTTACCGTCACCTTGTTCTCCGTACGCAACGACCATGCTGTCGAACTTAATACCAGGATTATATATTCTTGCTACTGCACCCATAACCCATTTCATTGCAACTTGTCTATTGTAATGCGTATCAGATGCACCTAAATAATCAATAAATAACGTTTCAATTCTTTCTTTGCCGTCCCATTTTTTAGATTCAATCATTGATTGGATTGGGTGAACCTTGTTATCATAAGCACTTTTATCAATTACTTCATTTAAAATATCTGTACTAAACTGAATGTTATAGCGTTTATCAATATGAGATTTTATTTGTATGGTATCTAGGTCTGACCAATAATAATTTCTATCACCCTTTGACCTCCAATATGGCAAACGTCTTAATTTTGTTATTTTTTCAAAAGAATCATATTGCAACATATCTTTTAAATCTTCATCATTTTGTAGTATGAGTTCACCGTTAGTAGTTGTTTTCTTATAAGCACCTGTTTGTGGTGATTTCCTTAAATCATTTATCCAGCTTTCCTTTTGTTCTATTATTTCGTTTGTATCTTCGTATAATGCTGTGATTTCATCAGGTAACCCCATTTAATCCCTCCTCTGATCTATCTTGTAATGCTTTTTATATATAGATGTGTATGTTTTATTAATCTCTTTATCCTCTATTGGTGGATTACATTGTTTAGCCCAAGAATATGCTAATCCATATACAAGTTCTTTTGATAATCTTTTTCTGAATAGTAATCCAATAAGAGAAGCAAGCGAGCCATTACGCTCGCCTTTTTCTACACCCATTGCAATGTTCGCCCAATGGTCTGTCGTCCTTTTAGCTTTCAATTCAATCACATTATTTTTATTCATCTGGTCATCAAGAATTTTTATCAGATTTTCCGACTTTAAAAAATGTGTATCTTGATAATCAAATATATATGGTGCTTCTTTATGCTTCTTAACACCTTTGGCTTGTGCCTGCGATATTGTATAGCTGAATGGATCGCACTTTATATTTAAAGACTTCTCAATAAGCTCTATTGCAGGCTTATAGTATTTAGGTTCTATAGGTTCATCTAAAGGAATGATGAGCCTTACACGTGGTAATTCTGGCGTATGGTTATAGCTTGTATGTGCTACATAACTAAATTTCAATACTTCTTTAAATTTGGCCATAATATCCATTTCTGCCGTTAAATCATCAAAATCAAGAACAAGAGCAGTCCTATTAATTACATTGTCATTTTTTCTATATGGTGCTTTCATTTCAGCAAAGAGGTATAGACCAGAATCATATTTATCTGAATCGCTTATGCTGAATACTGCAAGCCACCTACATAATTCTTGAAAATTCATTTTATTTTCTTTGATATGCGATTCTGAATTGAGTGTTTTGTAATGTTGTAGTATAATTAAGTTATCTGAATTGGACTTAATGTCTATAATTTTCATAGAGGTTTAATCACCTTTCTTGTTATGTTAAAATTTAAATAGAATGTTTAAAAAATTTACTTTCTCGCCTTTACTGATTGCCGTCAGTATCGGCGTTTTTTGCTACCTCGTATAAAATGTGGTAAGTGAACCCTAGCATTCCAGCGCTCAAAACTATCATGTAAATAGAACTTAACGGGTCTAGTCCTTTAGATACAAGCAACGCACCACCACAAGCCGTATAAATCGTTAGTATAAGTTCTTTCATCTATTTCACCTCTTTCAGCTTATTTGGATCTAATCCGAACGCATAAGCTAATTTCGATATTGCCCACTCGAGAAGAAATTCTGTATCTCTTAATGTTTCAGGTTCTTCATCTGATAATGCTTGCAAAACATAACTCACGTTGTAATCTTCGCTTGTTGTAAGTTGATAATGTTCTATCAGTTGATAGCAGTTGCCAATCATGTATGTTACTAGGTTATCTAAAAACTGCTTTCTTCCTAACACTTTGCCTGTAACTTGTTTAGTAATATCTTCAATGTTTTCAACTTTGATAACTCGGTAGATATCTTGCAATTTTTCTTGAATAGTTTCTTGTTTAGTGTTTAGCATTTTTCTTCTCCTCCTAAATCAAAATTATTACTTAATTCCTGTACTGCCCATTGCATCATAGCTTCCAAATGTTCTTCACGATTTTTAATTTCAAACCATTCTTTACCACCTTCTTTAATCTTATGTTTGTATTCTGATTGCTTATTATCAATAACTGCCTCAAATGTGTTTAAAATATCGTCTAAAATTTCTAATTGTGATTTATTCATATTCTAGCCCTCCTATTTATTTTTCCTATCAAAAATACTAATGCTATGCTTATCAAAATATTCATATGCTCTTTTTTGGTGTATATGATACTTTTCACCACTCGAACTTGGGTAATGAACAAACTCTTTTAAATCATTCTTGTATCTAGGGTTAAATAAAATATTTTCTTTTAACCACTGTGGACTACAATCTAAATGATTAGCTAACTCTTTTAAACTAATAAATTTACCTTCATTATGGTTATTTAATAATTGTTCATACTCCACTTTTGTAATCAAAATAAATTCAGATGGAATATTAATTGTTGCGTTTAACTGTTGTTGCATGTTATCTCACCTCTTTATTAAAAGTTTCTTCTTCAATGTTTTGTAAATGCTCAACTAAAGAAGTTTTATCAATCAATATTTTTTTACCTAACCTTACATGCGGTAATTTATTTTCTCTGACAAGTTGGTACGCGTATCTATCACTAATACGAAGTAAAGTAGCAGTTTCTTTTACTGTTAAAAACATATTCACACCTCCTGGAGAACACTTCTCATTTTTTTTGTACTCTTGGTATCTAAAGCTATATTAATCTTTTGCTGTTGAAATGTCAATACCAGAATACATTAAATTGTACTCTTGTACACTAAAAATGTTTTTGAAAACTATTCGGAATACTCTTTTTGTTTTTCGTGTACTCTTGTACACCAGTTTATGTTATTATTTATTTTGAGAGGTGATAAAATATGATGAATGAAGATAAATTTAATTTAGGTGACTTTCTTAAGTCCGTAAGGAATGAATATAAATTCAGCACAAGACAATTAGCAAAAGTGACAGGATTTTCTCATAGTTATATTAGTTCAGTAGAAAATAACGTTAAAAAATCCCCATCAACAGCCTTTATTCAAAAATATTTTATGGGGTTAACTAATAAAAATATTGCAGATGCTAATTACTATATAGAAAAGGTTAATAGACTATCTAAAGGCGAATATACATTTGAAAAGGTACCAACTAAAGAATATGTTAATTCTATGATTTCTGCATTTGCTCAAGTGTTTTCAGATACACATACTTTTGTTGAAGAAGGTAATAAAGAAAATCCAGGAACTGAAAGAACGTTCACAGAACCTATAAACGATATAAATTTTCATTTAAATGATACTAACAATAATAAATATTTTAGAAAGATAAAAATTGATCACGATGAAATGATATATATAAATGAAATGATTAATAATTATTTATTACAGGTTTACTATGCACAGTTGAAAGAGGTTGCAGCTTTGTTTTTAAGTGGAGAAATAAGTAAAGAAACGCATAAAAAAGAAGAAGATAGAATTAATGAAATAATTAATACTTTAGATGATAAAGAAAATTTATACAGCGATGAAATCAAATTTTATAACAATTAAATGAGGTGATTAAATGGCATCTTATGAAAAACGTGGTAAAACATGGCGTTATGTTTTTTATGCTACGATTGACGGTAAAAAAGAGAAGATACAAAAAGGTGGCTTTCGTACTAAACAAGAAGCACATGCTGAAGCTGTTGAGTTAGAATCGTATTACAGAAAAGGAATCGTATTAAATAATAAAATTGTCTTTGCAGATTATTTTAAATCCTGGTATGAAACGAATAAAAAAGATAAAGTAACTCAAAAAACATATGATCGTTATGTCATCGCACATAGGTACGTTGAACAACATTTCCACCATACACTATTAACTGAACTAAATAGAATGGATTATCAAAAGTTCATTAATGAGTATGCTGCCAACCATTCTAGTGATAGCACACGCAAGTTAAATAGTTATATACGCAATTGCTTAGATGATGCTATACATGATGGACTCATACACAAGAACGCTACATATAAAGCCAATACAAAAGGCTCTGTGGCATCTAAAGATGAAAAAGATAAATACATTAGTCATAGTGAGTTCAAACGTTTAAAAAGCCACCTAGAAACAAAGGAGAGTATGTCCTCACTTCTGCTACTGGTGGCAATGGTAACTGGTGCTAGATTTTCAGAAATTCAACATATGAAACGTGATGACTTTAATTTACCAAATAATCAAGTTCATATTCCAGGGACTAAGACACAAACGTCTGACAGAATCATAAGTATGGATCATAAAACTTTGAAACGTGTGAAAGAATTTATTAATAGTCGACCACATGATATTAACGGATATGTATTTTCTGAACATGGTACACTCATAAGCAATAACGCAGTAAATAAAGCCCTTAAACGCTCGTGTAAGCATTTAGGTATCAAAGATATAACAATACACTCATTAAGGCATAGCTTATGCTCTGTGTTGCTACATGAAGGGTGTTCTATACATTATATTTCTAAACGTCTAGGACACAAGAATATTAATGTTACACTATCCATATATTCACACTTATTAGAAGAAACATATCAACGTGATGATGAACAGGCAATTCAATTTTTAAATAGCATATAA